CAGCTTGACTACCCATCTCTTCCACGGCTGCGATAACTTGTTGGTCAGTAAATTGTCTCATATCAAATCACCCAGTCGCTTGGGACTTGTTCTCCAACGTGATAAGTAAAGTTATTCCTTTCACACCAATCAGAATACCTTTGTGCTTTCTTCCTTGTCAACCAATTATCTGCTTGAAACAACATTCTTATGTCAAGATCAGGATTACAGCGACGAATAGCCAGCATCTTTGTTCGCATTTCGCCTGTAAACTTGCCCTTGATCTCGATGACAATGCCGTTGTCTAGCACAAGGTCTGGTGTGTAGTTGCGCTGTTTAAGGACAACATTGTGGCCGCAGTTAGCGCAGTATGCGGGTTTGACTTCGGTTGTGTACTTTATCTGATAAGGTTCGTAACTAAATTGGATACGTCTGTTACGTAAATTGTTACAGACCCTTTCTTCTAGCTTACTTCGGTATCTTGGTTTGCTTGTTGGTCGGGCCATAGGCGTCATCCCAGTCTTCGGCAGTCCAGAGATCGTATGGTCTGCACTTGTTATCACAATGCTTTTCAATAAAAGCGACTTTCCGTTTTAGCTTGTAATTTTGATAGGCCAATCTAGCAATCTTGGCTTCAAGCGTTTTTATCGTTGCCGGAAAGAGCCAGCGCGATAGAAAGTGAACGTCTTTCATAAAGCAGTATCTCTATTGTTTCTGACAAGTCATCAAGGATAGCGTCATCAATCTGGTCATCCTCATCAAACTCTTCCAGTATTTCGCTAATTAGATCAAGCAGTATCGTTGAACTCATTTGGTGCCTCCCACATATCCTCTTCATGGCGTAAAAGATGCAGCATCGTGCAATTCATGTGCATCATAGCGATAGCTGCTTCTGCGCTTCCTAACTTTTCAGCCATCTTTTCTATGTACATGCTTTTGCAAACTGCGTAGTAATCCTCGGTAGTGGCACAATCTTTAACAGCTTGTGCTGCTTTCTTAGGGCCAATGCCCCGCAACCCAATGATGTTGTCAGCAGTATCACCTGTTAAGACTTGAACCCAAAAGTTATTCTCTGCCTCATCAGCAGTCAAATAATACTTAGCACCTTCTTTGTTGTGCGTGGGCCAGCGATAGTGCCAACCCGGAACTGTGTCTAAGTCTTTGTCGATAGTGCAAAGCACAACAGAATCATCAGCCGCGTCGAAGGCTTCCCAGCCAACAATCGCCAGCTCATCATCTGCCTCAAGACCGTAGTAAGCCATCTCACAACCCCAAGCACTCTGCAAGTAGTCTCGGATGTTTTGGTAGTGATACGGCTTAATCAAATCTCTGCGATGCGCTTTGTAGCCCGGATTTACAATGTGCCGAAAATTGTCTTTCAGTGCAGTGTTAGTCAAGAATGCAACATATTCTGTTGTGTCCAGCTCATCAAGAATGCCCTGCATAAAGTCATTGACTCTATTCTCAACAGAACGCAGCGACTCAGGATATGGAAGTACCTGATCGCCGGGGAAAACACCTGCCTCCTTAGCCTCTCGGGCCGTACTGTAAATGTTGCAGATGTTGCCGTCTTCGTCTACTAATGCGTAGTCTTGCGCTGCAAAAGCTACGGAATAGCAGATAGGATCGGCGTCAATGATTGCTTTAGTAGCCATTAGTCAAAGCCTCTTCTATCTCACGTTCAAAGTCTTGTTTCATCGCTCTTCGAGATTTAGAGGCGGCAAGGCTTTTGCGAAGCCACCTACTGTCATCTCTTACTTTCTCAGGTTGTTTTCTAATCGTCTTACTCATAACTTTTTTATCTAGTTGGCGCCCCGGACAGGACTTGAACCTGTAACCTACGGCTTAGAAGGCCGTTGCTCTATCCAGTTGAGCTACCGGGGCAAGTCCATCAGAACGGAATGTCGTCGTTATAATCTTCGTCATCCGAAGCCTGAGCTGCTTGCTGGTTCTTAACTTCGTTCTCTTGTTGCTGTCGCGTCTCATCAGCAGTCACGCCATGCTCTGCATAAGGGACAAAGTATTCAGCAGCAATACGAACAACATCAGCAGCAGCTTGATCTAGGTCAGACTTGCTTGTCAGAGTGCCTGCAACGATCTGTGCAGCGTATCCCATTGCTGACTGACGCATGATCGCGGCTTGACGGTTATCGTTGCTCACAGGTTTAGCATTGCTGCTATCAGCGCCACTGCTATTAGCAGGACGAGGGCTGTTCCCACTGGCTCCACTACCATTGCCTTTCTCCTTAACAGTAATATCGCTGCTGCGAATGTTGAAATAAGTTCGCCCGTTGTACTCACGGCTAGATGATACAGCTTCAATGACGTCGCCTTCACCTAGCTGATGCCAGTTTTCACCGATCTTTACGTTAGCCACTGGCTTTTTCTTTTTACCAAGACCGTACCACTGGTCGTTGACATTAATGTTGACCGCGTACTGATTCCCGTACTGATCTTGTTCTTCAAAATCTTTAACGAAAATCTTGGCAATCTTGCCTTCTACAATCTGCTTGCTCATTTTATCTCCTAGTGAGTCTCGCTCCAGTCATTCCCAACGATAACTTCGCCCGCTAGTGGGCATCGAAGGTTGAGAAATCTTGTCGCATTTTCAAATGCCCGTAGGACACTATTATTGTACCACGGTATCCATGATTCGCAAACCTCTGCTTGCACTTCGTCGTGAATGTTGCCTACAAATGTTACATCTGCTTGATTCTCCTCGATTTCTTTATCTAAAAAACAAAGCACAGCCTTCATCGCTATGCCTCCTCCTGACTGAAACAAATAGTTCAATGCCTTGTGTTTCATCAGCTTACCGTCGCTATCTCTACGCATGTATATCTTGCGACCGTCTAGGCCAATAAGATACCCACGACCTGCCGCTTTTTCAACCTTTGGCTTAAGAGTAGATATACCGGGAAAGACTGACTCGACAGCATTTATGATCTTTTTGCCCTTATCCTCTGACAGATTAAGAATCGAAGCAACCTTGCGAGGACTAGCGCCATAAACAGTGCTGTAGACACAAGACTTGGCTTCATCACGAGTCTCAACACCAAATGGTTTACAGGCATCCAGCACCCGCGTGTGCGGGTCTGTTCCAATACTTTTATCCCCGTTAATGAGGGCATCAGTGAAAGCGTATGAGTTGATGTAGTGTGCTGCAATTCTTAACTCCAATCCCTCGGCATCAAAGCCGACTAACTTGTAGTCACCTTCTTTGTGTGTGAACAGCTCGCGCATCTCTTTACCAAAGAATACACTCTCTGATGCCTTGGGTACGTTAGCGACCACTTTATGAGTCATTCTGCCTGTGTTGGTGCCGTTGGGATTAGCACAAGCTGGTACTCTGCCGTCATCCCTGCAAGCCTCAATCCAACCAACTATCTGGTTTTTCCGGTGAGTTACCTTGCTGAACTTAGCGAGCTGCTGGCCAATACTGACGTGCATCTTCTGCAAGTTAGGGCAAGGCTCACCATCGACCTTGATCTTAGGGTGGCCTGTAGGCGTAAGCGCTGTAGGCTGCCATCCAAGGTGCATAAGTCTGGCACCAACTTTCTGATGCTGTGTCAGCTCGATCTTTTGCCAATCGATCTTAGTAAAAGGCCCACCAATGTCTTGGCCGATGTCAGCTCTTACAGCCAGCTTTCCAGATTTAGTGAACGGCTTACTGACCTCACCTTTTGCTTCGTAATAATGGCCAAGCATCTCAGATATGGCAGGCTCTATCTCTTGTGCCATTTTGTCTAGCTCTGCCACACGCTGCTTGGCTAATTGTAACCGAAACTGCCAACCCGCACTTTCCTGTGCTGCTATGATCTTAGCAACCCGGTGCTCGATACGCATTGGTAGTTTCCAGTCAGCTTTCACGCCTGCAACTCCTTGAAGTTCTTGTTGATGTGTTTCTTGGCTCGGTTGATTCGTGATCGAACTGTGCCAACAGGTACACCAATCTTTTCAGCAATCTCATCGTAAGTCAAATTGTCTTGCTCACGCATAGTCAGACATTGAGCATACTCAGGGAGCATCTGCTCCATAGAAGACTCAAGGTTTTTTGTTAATTCTGATAGCTGCGCCATTTCTTCTGGCGTGTCGGAATGATTCAGCAAGCCATCAT